GGCCTCGGCCAAGCTCGACCTGGTCGACAAGAAGGGCCGCAAGCTCGACAAGCTCAGCACAGACGAGGACGTGGCGCTGCGCTGGCCGCAGTGGTACCAGCCGACCTACGCCGACAAGCAGACGCAGGCCGAGACGCTCGATGTGCTGCGCCAGGCCGGCCTGCTGTCCCGAGAGACCGGCGTGAAGGCGCTGGCCGCGAGCTACGACATCGCCGACCCGGAGGACGAAATCCGGCAGATCGACGCCGACCCACCGCCGCCCAACAGCCAGGCCGCCAAGCCGGCCAAAGAGCCGCTGAGCAACTCCGAGGACTGACATGCCGAAGATATTCATTACGAGCGCGAGCAACCCCTACGGCTACCCGATCGGCTCGACCCAGACCGTCAACGATGCCGTCGCCCTGGCCGCTCTTGCCACTGCGGATCTCGGCGGTGGCTGGGCGCAGCTCAGCAACACGGTCGCGCCGCTGTCCATCACCCCGCAGGACGCGGAAAAGCAGAACAGGACGCCTGCGCTTTTGACTGCCTTGTCAGCGGCTGGGAACCAGCCGGCCACGGGAGTGGTGGATGTCATCGCGTTCGGCGACAGCTTCACCGTGCGCGGCAACGCGAATGGTGTCATCACGGCGGCGACCCGCACCAGCAACGTCGTCACCGTCACGGCCGCGAGTCACGGCCTGGCCTCGGGCATGCTGGCCACGTTCTGCAATTTCGCAGACACCTCGTACAACGCGGTGAATGCGCCGGTCACCTACATCGACGCCAATACGCTGAGCTACGCATCAATCGGCGCGAACGGCAGCACGACCAACATCGACGGTCTGTCGAACGCGACGACCAAGAAGCCGATGTCGGTGATCAACCGCATGTCGCAGACCGACAACGGCTACTTCATGCGGCTCAAGAGCAATGCGGGCGGCTCCATCCGCTTCGTACACAACGGCGGCGCACCGGGCCAGACAGCGGCAGACGGCCGCACGCGCTTCCTGGCCGAGCTGGCGAAGGCCCCTTCTGCCAAGCTGCTGATCCTGCTGTTCGGCTACAACGACTTCGCCATCGCCGGCCGCACCGCAGATGCGGTGTACGCGGATGTGACGTGGATGGCGGCCCAGGCCCGCGCCGCCGGCCTGCTGGTCGTGATCGTCGGCGCCAGCCCGTGGGTCAGCGGCGGCACGGCGACCAATCGCGCCGAGGCCGTGCGCTACAACCGGCTGCTGCGTGCGTATTGCAGCGTCAACCCCGGAATTCGATTCGCTGACGCGGGCAAATACCTGATCGACGCCACCAACGCGACGGGCAACTACCCGCTGCCGAATCTCATCGCAACAGACGGCGTGCACCCGACCCCGGCCGGCGCGAACCTGATCGCCAAGGCCATTTGGGACCAGCTCTCGCCGGGCTGGCTGGCACCTTCGCTGCTGGTGCAGTCCAACGTCGACAACTACGGCGCCAACAACCTCAGCCGCAACATTCTGGACTTTGCGCCCTGGAACGCCACAGGCGGCAGCATCAACGCTCCGGTGACGGGCACCTGTCCGCAGGGCTACACGGTCTATGCGACGAACACCAGCGGCACCGGCACCTTTGCCGTGGTCGGCGCGGCGCGGGCTGACGGCAAGGGCAACGACCTGCAGTTCACGGTCAAGGCTGGCGGCGCAAGCGACAACTTCATCATCAATTTCGCCAGCAACATCACCAACGCTCGATTCGCGGCGGGTGACAAGCTGCGCATGATCTTTCAGCTCGCTCTCTCCAGCACGGCGACGGCCAACGTCAAGGGCATCTTGGCCGGCTTCTACTTCCAGGGCGGCACGCAGAACCCACAGCCTGGAATCATCCTGCCCAATGCGACCACTTCGGCCGAGTACGGTGCGGCTGACGAGACGATCACCTTCGTGAGCGAAGACATCGTGGTCCCCAGCGATGGCGCCACCAGCTTCGGCTTCCAGCTGTACCTGAACTTTGCGGGTGCATCCACCGTCGCTGTGGTCGGCAAGCTCGGCGCGGCCAGCATCGAGAAGCAGTAAGGCCAGGCCCTCCGCCAGCATCTTCAAACACCCAGTTCAAGAAAGGAACTGACATGCACTACCGAAACGGCCGCGAGGCCAAGAACGGCGACAAGATCATCCGACTCGCCGGCGGCAAGATCGACGCCTTCGGCTGGCTCGTCGATGCCGTTCCCGGCAACGACTATTGCAACGGCTCCATCGTGGACAAGCGTGGCGTCGTGGACTACGCCTGCTTGTGCGACTGCCTGCACGTCGACGACGTGGCCGAGCTGCTGGCCGCGCAAGGCCTGGCCAAGCGCCCCGAGGGCAAGTAGCCGATCCCCTGCCGGCCGCACGCCGGCATTCCCCCGGGCTGCCAGATGGCGGCCTTTTTTCAACCCGGAGGGCCTGATGCCTGAAGACCACCAACCACTGCCTGATCTCCACCTCGGCAACGCCGCAGCCGCGGTCTGCCACAAGCTGTCGGCGCATGCTGTGCTGCTGCTCGTCGTTACCCAGGACGGCGCCATCTCGCTGAGCGGCCACGGCGTCAACCACGCCGCCGCGAACGAGATGCTGTCCCGCGGCATCCACCTCAACTATCAGCAGCACGACGCTGCGGTCCTGGCAGGCGCCGCCGGCGAGGAAGCCCAGGAGGCCGCGCGCCGCCTGGCCGAGGCCAACCATGCCGGGGGTATGCAATGAGCGCGCTCCTGCGAGGCCTGCTGCGGCGCGGCGGCTACATGGCGCCGGAAGGCGGAGGCGAGGGCGGTGGTGGGGGCGGTGGGGGCGGTGCGCCGACTCCGCCCGAGCCGCAGTCCTTCAGCGTCGACTACGTGCGCGAGCTGCGCGCCGAGAACAAGGGCTACCGCCTCAAGCACCAGGAGGCAGAGACCAAGCTGGCCAAGGCGCTGGCCGATCTCGAGACCGCCACCAAAGGGGCTGAAGAGATGGTCAAGAAGGCGACCACGGAAACACAGACCGCCGCCGACCAGCGCGTCATCCGCGCCGAGCTCAAGGCTGCCGCGGTCAAGGCCGGCATGGTCGACCTGGACGGCCTGAAGCTGGCCGACCTGTCCAAGGTCAAGCTGAACCCGGAGACGGGCGAGGTGGAGGGCGCGGACGCGCTCATGGAAGAGATGAAGAAGGGCAAGCCCTACCTCTTCGGCTCGACCAACACCGGCAGCACCGAGAAGCCTCCGAAGCCCGGCGATCCGGCGTCCAAGAAGGCCACCGAGATGACGCCGCAAGAGTACGCGGCCGCCCGCAAGGCGGCCATCTCGGGCGGCGCACGCCGCTGATTCAAACCCCCGCGCGCCGGCCGATCCGGCGCGCTTCTTCAAACCGCAACCAGCACCGGCGCGACAGCGCCATCCCATCGGGGCCTGACGCCCAGGGGTTCTTCACCAACCCCTAGGAGCAGACATGCCCATCCAAAATTTCCCCGCTGCCCTGCAGCCCATCATCCAGCAGAACTTTCTGGAGCGTGAGTTCCAGGAAGGCATCCAGTCGATGCTGAGCTATCGCTCCATCGCGCGCCGTGAGGCCTTCCCGAACAAGATCGGCGAGACCGTCACCAAGACCCGCCCGGGCCTCAAGGCCCCCGTGACGACGCCGATCACGGCGGCCAGCAACACCAACCTGGACAACGGCCTCACGCCGAGCACCTGGACGGTCGAGCAGTACACGCTGTCGATCGCCATGTACGGCGACACGATCGACCTGAACATGGTCACCAACCGCGTGGGCATCGTCGAGCAGTTCCTCCAGAACGCGAAGGCCAACGGCATCCAGTCGATCCAGTCGCTCGACCGCCTGGCGCGCGCCGCGCTCTTCAACGCCTACATGGGCGGCAACACCCGCGTGCGCGTCACGCTCGGCGCGCCGGCATTGACGATCAGCGTGGATGACGTGCGCGGCTTCCAGCAGGTGTTCGTCAATGGCGTGATGGTCGCGGTCTCGGCCACCAACACGATGCAGGTCACGGTGGGCTCGAACGTCTACACGCTCACTGGCGTGGCAGTCGATGGCGGCAACGTGAGCACCGCGCCCGGCGGCATCTCCGGCACGCTGACCTTCTCGGGCAACGTGACGGTCGCCGATGGCACGCTGAACAACACCGTCACCGCGTACAACAGCGGCGCCGGCACGGCCCCGTTCATCCTGCGCCCGAACGGCCGCGGCAACACGTCGGCCATCGTCGGAACGGACCTGCTGACCATGGGCTCCATCCTGGACGGTGTGGCCTACCTGCGCGCCAACGGCGTGCCGGCCAAGGACGGCCTTTACAACCTCTACGTCGATCCGGTCAGCGGCCGACAGCTGTTCGCCGACCCCGACTTCAAGCTGCTGTACCAGGGCGCCACCGGCGAGAACCCGGTGTTCCGCGCCGGCCGCGTGACCGAGATCGGCGACACCCGCATCATCCCGACGACCGAGGCCTACATCCAGACCTTGGGCGCGGTGAAGATCCGCCGGCCGATCCTGGTGGGCGATGAGGCGCTGGTCGAGGGCGACTTCGAGGGCATGGCCGCCGAAGACATCGCGGGCAACAACGCCATCATCGACATGGTGGACGACATCGTGCACGTCACCCGCGAACCGCTGGACCGCCTGCAGCAGATCATCGCGCAGAGCTGGTACTGGATCGGCGGCTTCACCGCCCCCACCGACCAGACGGTGAACACCAACATCGTGCCCACGGCCTCGGCGAGCTACTACAAGCGCGCCGTGGTGTTCGAGCACGCGGGCTGATCGCCACAACCTGAACAGCAGGGGCTTCGCGCCCCTGCGCTGGAGCCCTCATGTCAGGCAGCAGCTTTCTCCCCGACGTTGTGCCGGTCGAGATCAATGGCGTCATCTCGGAGGTGCCGCCGTCCCAAGTGGCGGCGCTCTTCCCGAGCATGGCGACCATCACGCCGACGGCGCCGTTCTCGTTCTCCTGGAACGGCTCAATCGTCCAGTTCAACATCGGCGACACCCAGCCCATCCCGGCCGACCTGCTCGCCGCGCTGACGGCCGCTGGTGCACCGTTCACAACCCCGTGAGGTCAACATGCCACTCGGTACACCCTACCTGACCGATTCCATCGCGCATGCGGCCGGCAACGGCCAGCACCAGGAACTTTCGTCCGCTGCGCTTTCCACCAAGTACGGCGCCGGCAACGTCAAGACGCCCACGGCGAACTTCACCGTCAACGTCAAGGGCCACATCTTCTCCGGGAAGCGCAACGTGCCCTTCGTGACCAGCCCGGAAATGCTGGCGGCGCTCACCGCCGCTGGAGCTCCGATTGTCTAAGCGCACTCCATCGAAGGCCGACGACAACGACGAACCTCAGGCCGCGGCTGAACGTCTGCCGGACCTGGTCGTGCTGGAGCGCGACTTCGGCTTCAGCGTCAACGGCCTGCTGCGCGTGTGGGCCGCTGGCAAGCCCATCACCGAAGTGCGCGACATCCGCGAGCTGATCGCCAACGACGCGCCGATCAAGGCCTACCGGGAGATCTGAAATGAGCGATGGCATCTACACCCGCCAGGGGCGGAACTCGGCGCTGAACATCGCTGGGGCCACGGTCGTCGCCACGGTTCCAGCCGGCTTCGCGCTGGGCCAATGCCGCCTGGTGCGCGTCCAGGTGCTGGTGGCCGGCACCACTCCGGGCGCGGCCTATGACGCAGCGACCGTCGCTGGCGCCGTCGCCGCCGTCCAGGTCGCGGCCTGGCCCAACACGGTCGGCACCTACCTGATCGACATGCCCTGCTTGGCAGGGATCGTGGTCGTGCCCGGCACCGGCCAGACGGTCGCTGTCTCCTACGACTGAGGTTCACCATGGCTTTCACCACGCAGGAGCGGGTCGACATCCGGCGCTTCTGCTGGTACCCCGTGTACGGCGGAACCCCGTCCAGCTTTCAAAGCTACCGGTTCTTCCAGGCCTATGGCACGCTGGAGTACCGGCTGTCGAACCTGCTCCCGGAGGAGGAGGGCGTGATCCGCACGACCTACCTCGCCAACCTGACGACGCTGGAGACCGCCATCCCCGGCACGTCGGCAAACCTTGACACGGACCAGGCCGCGGTCTGGACCCACAACAAGCGCGAGCTGGCCGATCGCGATGCGCTGTTCAGCAACTGGCGCCTGAAGCTGTGCCAGTTCCTCGGCGTGCCGCCGGGCCCGGCCTACAGCGGCAGCGGCGGCAGCATGCAGCTGGTGGTTTGAAATGGACGGCGCGACCATTCAGCAGCGGATCTACGCCGGCCGCGGCAAGGCCGCCCTGCGCATTGGGCTCGACTGCCGCCAGTACCGGCCGCTGACCGCCGCGGCGCCGCTGGGAAACCTGGTGGCCACCATCAAGGCGGCCTTCAATGCCGGCGACAGCACCTACCGGGCGCCGAACCTGCCCGGCGACCCGATCTGGTATGGCGACTTCGATGCGCGCACGACGCGCGCCGGCGACTACCTGGTGCGCGTCAGCGACGGCTCGACCTGGTTCATCGCCGGCCAGCAGCAACTGCTGCCCATCATCTGCGTGGACTGCAACCGCAAGGTCAAGATCATGCGCGGCACCGCGAGCGCGCCGACCGTGGGCCTGCTGGGCTACAACGCCGAGTCGCCGTGCGACCCAACGTCGATGCAGACGCTCATCGGCACTGACGGGCCGCCGGCCGCGTTCTGGCCCGCGTCGATCCTGCTGGGCGGCAAGAGCCAGGCCAGCGCGACGAAGCTCCCGAGCGCATCCAAGCAGGCCGGCTGGCGCATCCTGTTGCCGCCCTCGATTCCGGTCACGCTGCAGGCTGGCGACATCGCCGTCGACGACCTAGGCCGGCGCTATCTCTTCGACGCCGCCGAGGCGACCGACCTCGGCTGGCGCATCAATGCGCAGGAAGTGCACGCCTGATCATGGCCGACCTCTCCGATGTCCTGACCGTGCTGGCGCAGCAGGCCGCCACGGCCGTCTATCCGTCCGGCACCGGCTTTCCCTCCGTGGCCGGCGTCCCGGTCAAGATCTACCCTGGCTGGCCCGTCTCCGCCCAGCTCGACGCCGACTTGCGGGCGACGGCGCCGACCTGCCATGTCTCGATCTATGCGCGGCCCGAGGAATCGAACACCACGCGGTTCCCGCCGAACTGGCAGCCGACCGTCGTCAATGCGGCGACGCTCACGCTGACCATCGCGGGCCAGGCCGTGACGGTGGGCGGCACCGTGCCGCCGGCCTCCAACCCGCACAACGTGATGGTGATGGCCAACGGCAAGCCCTATGTCTACGCGGTGCTCGCGGCCGACACGCTGGCCTCGATTGCTGCGGCGCTGGCCGCGCTGATCGCCACCGACATCGCTGGCACCGCAGCGGCCGGCGCGGTCATCACGCTGCCCAACTCGGCCCGGCTGCTTGCCGCCCGCGTGGGCGTCACCGGTACGGCCATGCGCGAGGTGCGCCGCCAGCAGCGGCTTTTCCAGATCGGCATCTGGGCGAACACGGCGGCCAACCGTGACTCGATTGCCAAGGTGATCGACGCGGCCCTGGCCTTCACCACCTTCCTGACCATGCCCGACGGCTCTGCCGCGCGCCTGCGCTACAGGAACAGCGCCATGTCGGATGACTTGCAGAAGGACTGCCTCTTCCGGCGCGACCTGTTCTACAGCGTCGAGTACGCCACCACGCAGACCGAGGCCGAGACCCAGGTCACCCAGGAACAGCTCAACGTCAGCGCGGCCGTCGCCGGTGCGCTGCCGTACCTGCCCGTCGCCACCATCTACAGC